ATATAAAGATTATACTGGTATAGCTAGCCTCACACAAAGCGAAAATCAAAAAATTAAAGCTATGTTAAACAGCACTTATAAAACCATTGAGAAGATTGGTAAGTCAAGGTTTGATATCATATTAGACAACAAAGACTTTGCCCGTAATATTAAACCTTTTGTTAATAAAATGGTTAGATCAGGAACACAAGTAACAGAACCAACAGCATTTCTAAAAGATTTTGTTGCACATTATCGTGATGTAATGACTAAAGATATAGACAATATCACTGACAGAGCCGCACAGAACAGATTAACTAAAATTAAAGAAAAAGAACAATGGATAGCAGATCATGCTAATTCATTAACTGGTATCATGGCAGTGTATAAAAGATTCATTGAAATGAAAACAATGCTATTACGTAAGCTACAACAAGTAGAAGGGATCGGTACTTTCCAAAAAACCAATGATGGGTATAGAGTTACTACACCTGAAGGCTTTGTTGCTATCGGACATGATGGTGGTGCTATAAAATTAGTTGATCGTTTAGAATTTTCAAGAACTAATTTCCAAGGTAAAGCATAATGTTTGACTTTATTGAAGAATTAAAAGAAGCAAGAATGTTTAGAGGCAGTGATACTCTTAGAGGAAAGAGTGCAAATGATATTGCAAAGATGGCATTCACGATGTTTCTGATGTTAGAAATTATCCGTCAAGAGGATCCGCAGTGGGCTAAAAAATATGTAAGTGACACCATGGATTACACCAACTTTGATGCTATGCGTACCAGTGCTACAGATTTGCATAACCTATTAGCTGTGTTAAATAATCAAGACAAGTATTCTGCAAGAATAAAAAGTAATGCTAGTATATCAGTACCTGTACTAGCTATAAGAAGATACTTTAGAGAAATACTAGGCGGTCGGAAAGATCGAGGACTAGACAGAGCATTATTCCAAAAACTACAAGATACTTTTAAAATCAGTAGCGGCGAGCTAAGTTCAGCAAGACGTAATGTAACTGATTGGCATTTACCGAGTAAAACAGAAAAAAACGTAACTAAAAGGGCATTAAAGAACGTACTACAGAGTACAGCACATCAAGCTGACATTTTTGTTCACTTTAAAAGCAAATTAAAGTAAATCCTAAATAAAATACAGCACGCATAATCCGCGTGCTTTTTTTTGGCGGAACCTTGATAAATAAATTTATGCTCGGACAGACTCGAGTAATAAAATTAGGAGAAATACAATGGCAGTTTTTACAAGAACTAACCCAACAGCAGTAGCTCGCGGTACAATGCAAAGAAATACAGCACAATCAGTATACAAAGTTGTGTTAAATGGTTCAGGTTTAGCAGTAGCGGCATCAGATGCGGCGGCGGCAAAAATCTCAGACGCATTTGGTACAGCAGTTGGTACTTTTAACTTTAAGTCTACTGGCTTAGAAATTTACTGTGTAGTTGATAGACATGCACTTGATATCAATCAAATGGCAGACTTAATTGCACAAGTACTTGATACAGGTACATTCTCAGTTTCAGGTGGTGTTGCTACACTATCAGACTCAAATACTGTAACAGTTACAGAACCTACTACTTTAGAAGGTATGTAAGATCTGTACTTTATGTATGGAACACAAAAAGCACTCTTCGGAGTGCTTTTTTTTTATTCTCAATTTCTACTAGTCTGCATAAATAATAGAAAGAAACAAATTTGGAGAGATAAAAGATGGCAACAGTACAAAAATGGAAATTGGGTCAAGCCAATACACTAGTCGGAACGCAGACTGTGGTAGGCACACTATACCCAGTTAACTCGAAGTTACATGTAATCACAGTTAATGCTGGCGGGTCAACAACAACCACAACACCACGTGGCAACCTAATTCCAGATTCTGGTTACACAGGAGGTGTTATTGAGTCGATCGTAGACGAAGTAGCTCCATTGGCATATTGGACTGTAGGGTCAACCGTAGCAGATCAAGCAAATATTTTTGTTATTACGGATCCAACTGTACATGCAGATGATTTACAACATCGTGTTAGACAGATTGGTGCTAACACAGCGGCAACACGTTTAACTGGAACAACGTTTACATATGCAAATACATCAATTATATCAACTGGTGGTAACTCAGTTGACATTAGTGGTACACAAGTTATAGAAAGTCCTAGTGTAGGCACAGCCTAAATAACTCTCAACAAATATAAAAAGCATCTTTGGGTGCTTTTTTATTGACTAAAATACCTATTACTAAATACTTTTACAATGATAGAACAAACCTTACATTACCATCAATGCCTCAGCCTGATTGATATCACAAAAACAAATGTGCTACAACATTCGGACAGTAAAGGAAAAGAAAGAAATCAACAGCGTAATTTTGAGACCGTATGTCAACTAGTAGGATTAAGAACACAACTGTTTGATATCGGCAGAGTATTTAAGATACAAGACACAGAAATTGACAGTTTTAAATTTGGGTCATACTATCTAGGAGAAATGGGATTTAAATATAATGTTTGGACTTTCAGCTTTGCTATAGAATTCCAAGATGTTTACAGGTTAGATAATGATCCGTATGGAACTATTAAAAAAGATTTTGTAAATGTGCCTGCAATTTTAAACTTAGATGAGCAAATGCCACCTATTCCGCACTCATTGTTTTATACATCTGGCACATATAAAAATATATACTTTATGAAATCAATTCAATAATAAATACATTTGTAACAATAAAGTTACGTTTGATGCTTAGGCATTCATTAAGGCACATTAAGGCACAACATTAAGGCACATTAAATGGCATCGCTATTGAGAAAGGCGACGTATGTCATCACCTACGAAAATTGAAAAAGTAAATCTAGAAGCCCACGTTGAGTTATGTGCCGAGAGGTATAATAACTTGGAAGAGAAACTAGACAATCTAGAAGACAGAATGGACAAACTTGAAACCCATATGGTTGATATCAAGAATTGTCTGTCATCTAACGAACGTACTCGTTACAGTCAATGGTTTAGATTCTCACTTGCCGCTATTGGTATATTAGCCGCGGCAGTGTTTGCTTTTATTCAAGCCGGTATATTCAACTAATAAATAGAGTTAAACCAGGAAGGGCTTAACTTTATGAAAATCGTAGAACTTACAAATAATAAATTACTATTGCCAATAACCAACGAAGAAATAGCATTGTTGGAACAGTTCACCGACGGGCCCGTTGCAAAGACTCAGTTAAATGACCGCGAGCAACTACTCGCACATCAGCTAACTGTCAAAGACGTGTTACTTAGAACTAAACAAGATGGCAAAATCTACTACAAGAAAATTTAACAAATTCGATCTTGAAAAAATCCGTAGATTTACGGAACAAGAGTTAGAACGTATATCTGGGAGTTCTCGAGAACTTCCTTTCTGCTATCAGATTGGGTCGGATGTACTGGTTGGCCATTACAAGGTTGTAAAAATTGACGCAAGATGCTGGCGTGTGGTTGATAAAGGCTCTGATATATTTGATTTCTTCTCACGCAAAGATGCTATATTTTATTGTATAGCTTTACATCAGAAAGAAACTACATTAGCAGATGATATTAAAGATGCTGATACACTGTTGGGTAGATTAGAAATGGATGCTCTACAATATCGAGCAGGATATAAAAAAGCAATTGAGAAAGGAGACGAGTTCAAAGAAGATTATTATTCGTCTAGATACACAAATACCATGGATAGACTTGAAATAGTCAAAAAAGAATTACAGAAAACTTTAAACTTGGCTAAATATATAAAAGAATAAACTAATAGGAAGATACACCATGAAACTAGCAGAAATGTCATTGACATCAGCGAAAAAGATTAACAAAGTGTTAGAAAGTCGATTCGGCTTTGCTATTAATTACGATAGCCTAACAGTTGAAAAAGCTGAAAAGCTCAGCGAAACAATTACTGCTAATCTAGACAAGATACGTCATAGCACTAACCTACATACAGCAGAAAAAAATCCACGTTATATGGAACTGTTGACTGTAAAAGAAGGACTGAATCGTTGGTTACAAGAACGTGCTATTCCACAAACAGAAGAAGTCGAAGTTATTACTGAAGGCGAAGTTGGAAATGCTGAAGTTTTATTAGCCGCTAAAGACATGGTTGACTCAATACAAGACGCTATTGAGAAGTGTGGTAAGATGCAAAACGAACAACTTCCTCAGTTACTAGATAGTATCAGAGATCAAATTGGATCAGAACAAGCAGAAGGTTTCAAAAATGCTGTTGGTACAACATTAGATACATTAATGGTTCAACTACAAACAGCCAGAGATGGTGTTGATAACGGTGTTAAAATCTTAACTGGTGAACAAACAGACAACCCAATGGCAATGCCAGGCGATGAAGCTGAAGTTGATCTTACAGGTCAAGAAAGTGAACTAGATCAAGACGAAACAGACGGCTTTGCGGCAACAGATGCCGCTACTGGTGGTGCTGAAGAACTTGGTCGCGAATTAAGATAGTCGTGCGATTAGGCGAATTCACAGACAATATAAATACTCCAGAGGCAAGTTTAACAACAGCTCTGGAATTAATTCGTCACAGATACAAAGATAAAAAAACACCTCCAAAAATTTCAACACAAAGTCTGATCAACATGGTACTTAACACTGATAAGAACTTTGATTATGATGCTCTTGTTGCGGCAAACGAAAATAACCCAGCTTTAAAAAATCTAATAAAAAGTTTCAATAAAGATTATGTTGAACTTCGTTCAGCAGACGATCAAGAAGATGAAACATCTACAACAACAAACACAGATGCCAGACAAGCACCAGTAGACACAGTATCAAAAATGGCTAAACGTGCCGGCAAAAAAAGAAATAAATCTGTATACTAACATCAGTTGACACCCCCAGATAAATACTGTACAATAATACTCAAGTATTAAGGAGAAACACGCATGGCATATTCAGATAAAGTTTTAGATCATTATGAGAATCCACGCAATGTAGGTTCTTTAGATAAAGAAAGTAAAGATGTAGGTACAGGCATGGTTGGTGCACCTGCATGTGGTGACGTTATGAAACTACAGATACAGGTAGAAGAAGGTGTTATCAAAGATGCTAAGTTCAAAACATATGGATGCGGT